CTTTGCAGGGTGAATACCTAAACGCCTAATACCATGACCTGATACAGAGCGAACCATTGCTAGGGCATCTTTACCACGTTTAGCTAATTCTTTTCCAACATCAGCATTTTTGAGATGTTTAAATGCTTTACGAACCATTTCACTTACTGAACCACCACTCAGAAAACCATTACCAACTTTTGCAGATTCAAACTCTTGTTGATTAATAGGAGCAAGGGCTCGACAATGGTTAATCATATCAGCTGGTGTGTAAAGCAAAAATGACCTATATTCATTTCCTGAACGTTCGAGGCACCCATTGGATATACCAACAATATACCAAGTAGGATTAACCATTGCAGTTCCAGTATTATTTTGAAAATTAGCACTAAATTGTAAAACATATCTCCCACTAGTTCCAACTGTATCTGTTTCACGAACAGCCAAATTATAACAAGGGTCTAATACCAACATAGAACCGCAACCATAAAGAGCAGGTAAACCACCAACATTAGCAGGTTTAACAACACCTTGCTGAAAGGCAACACGAGGCATTCTAAGACCATTGGCTACACTAATATCATACAATTGGTTTCCAGCATCATCAACATTATTCAAACAGGGAGCTCCATTATCAAATACAGCGCTAATTGATTTAATAAGAAGATATTTATCAGGAGTTGCAGCAGTTCGAGAACCATCAGCAGTTCTAACATAGACTAGAATTTTCGCAGGCATTGAACTAAAATTACATACAGGACTAGAAATAGTTCCAGTTTGGGCACCAGCAATAAAGTCTCCATTAACAATAGTTTTAGTAAATACTTGATAATCATTGTAAGAATATACAGATTCACGAGGAATTTGAGCTAGGGTTGGTTCTTTTGGTATAAGATAGATACAACGTAGAGATGGTTCTTTAGTAAATGTAACTACACTTGAATTTACAACTAATGCAGTTTGATTAACAAATGCAAACATATTATTAAATAAATCAGTAACCCATGCAATAGTTATAAGTTCTCCATTGATAGCATAGAGACCTTGACGATTCTTAGAGCTAACATTGGTAAATGGTGTTATAAGTGGTTCATATAGTTTACATACAACAGTAACTATTTGATTTACACTATTAGCACCAACAGCATTTCCAGTAATAGTATAATTGAGAGAACGAGGTTTATTAATACCATCACCTAGAATATTTGAGGAATAAGGAGCAAGAGGTGTAAGATTAGAACCAGATGCATTAGCATAAGTATCAATGATATCAGGTTGAGTATTTTCATAAAAATCAACATCCTCAGGGAAAGAGTTCAATCTAGCAATACTATCAATAATAGAATTGGTAGGTAATGTATAGCTCGCCGAGTTGATCTGATGCTGTATGGACTGAATACTACGATTAAGAGGATATTGCTTAAATCCAAAATTATCAGAGCCAATAAGATTAAGAATTCCAGCAGTTCCATTGTTAACATTAAATGTAACAGTGACTTCCATATCAATACAAAGACGAGAATCACGGCAAGTTGAATTTGCAATGTTATTCAAATTAAAGTTAGTAGAACTAGTAGAACTAGAACTAGCAAGTAAATTAACATAGCTAACTGTTTGAGCTCCTTCTTTAAGAACAAAGCAAACATCATTTGCTGAACTAGCTTCTAATCGGTCATCTAAAACACGAGCATATTTAGTAGTTGCCATTTTTATGAAATGAAATTATTAATAATATATAATTATTTAGAGATTATAGGTTTTGTTATTATTATATTATAAATATATAAAAATTTTTAAAAATTAAATTAATTTACAAAATTATTTACAAAATAAATTTTAATAAATTTTATTAAAATCAGATTAACGTTTTCCACTTGCTATATTTCCTGAATATATAGATTTTTTAATAAACATTATTTTGAAACTTGCTTGTTCTCCATAGTCTAGTTGTAGAGTTGATAAATTATTATAATTATCTACTAAATTTACTTGTAATGAAATAGCATATAATGGAGTATTTTGATTAAATGAAAATAACCTGTATAAACTAGGAGCATTATAAGTTACTACTTGTGATTCTAGACCTGCACCATTTTGAACTGCATAATCAGGAGCAAAATCAGTCAACACATTGAGATAATCTACATTTTGAGATGAACCACTATTATTGATATAAAATATTTCACTATTAACATTCATGTTAGTTGATATAACTATATTTTTTAAGAAAGCCCAATATCCATATTGATTATATTGATATGATGTTGTAGTTATACCTACTGCTGTATTTTGAGGATTTGCAATTATAACTATATAATTATTAGCTGTTGGTCTTGATGCTTGAATAGTTAGATTAGATGTATTATAAGATAATCCACCAAAGAATCGTCTTAGAGGATTATTAAAATATATAATTGGATTAGTAGTATATATAGATTGTGAGGTTCCAAATTCTTGTTGAAAAGGAGCAAGTGTATATAATGATATTAGTTGTGTTGGAGCATCATAATAAAAATATGGATATGATCCTGGTTGAGCTATTCCTGCTACATCATAATAAGAATATACTGCATCTCGTAATGCTTTATTCATAATTTGTATAAACCACGTATAATCATATAAATAGTAATAATCGCTAAATGTTTGAGTTGGTGTTCCAACAGGAGGCAATTGATATGATGGGACTGTAATCTGAGGAACAAATGTAAAAAATGTTTCTACTCCTAGAATAAAATCATTTCCTGCTGATGTTGGTCCTCCAATGCTAAATGAATATATTCCTTTGTTGATATCTGTTACAGGAGTTTGAATTAAGAATTGAATTAGAGGAATATTAGAACACGGGATTTGCATCCTGACAATACTAGCATAATATTGACTAGGATCTTTGATAATTGCTACATTGTTGTTTATATCTATTGATGCTGGGACTTTCTTTTGAGATGCCTCATTTGGTGTATCTATACTATTATTTCCAATAGTTAAGTTGTAATATACAATATCCTCAGTTGACATTTTATTTAATATTAAATATTTATTATACTTATATTTATAGTATTTGTATTATTATTATATAATATATTTATAAATTTTTAAATAACTTTAAACAATAATCTGCTACTAATAAATCTGGATTTTTTTTACTTTTTTTAATTAAATTTGCATATTCATGATTATTCATTTTAGAATTATGTAATCTATGAGTGACAAACATTCCACAAGTTTCTGTTCCATCACCTTGAAATTGTGTTTTATTATATGTAAATCTAGTCTTTGTTAATAAAATTTGTAATCTATCTTGTAGTTCATTTAATCGCATTCTCTTTAAAGTTGGTAATTCTTGTAATTCTCCATCAGGAGGCATAGCATAACTATCAAAGAATATTATATCTCTATCATCTTCATCTAGAAATAAGCATACATAATGACCTGAATGACTATTTTCTAATAAATATAGTATTATTATTTTATCGTGATTTGCAAATAATTCATATAAGTTGTATATTTTATTTAATTCTGTATATATTACAAATCTAGCATCTGGATTTAATTCCATTATTTCATCACTTGTAAGTGAATACTCTAATTTATTACTTTGATTCATTTTACATTAATAAGATATATTTATCAGCTATTATAGTTTGAGGCACACTCTTATTTATTACAACGAAATTACTTTTCAATGTTTTCACTAATTCAATATTCTTCTTTCCAATATGTAGTTTCTTGTCTAGTAAATAGTCATATGTTCCAACACCTGCTCTTCTAGGAAATATAACACATTTATTGGCTTCAAATAGTTGAGATTTAGTAGAGCGATAATTGCAAGGATCGTGTGATACATATATACAATATAAACCATATGACCTACCATTCCTAATGATTTCATCACGTAATCTTGCAATTTCATTATTAAGTTTTTTATTTGGGAAATCCTCTACGTCGTCAAATATTGTTAATAATGGCTTTGATAAAGCTGCTATTTCTTCTAGTGTATACGGATTAGCTAACATATCATCATCTATTTTAACTCTTTCAATATATTTGATTTTATCAAGAGTTTCGTCAGTTGTTTTACTACTGAATAATAATACTTGCGCCTTTGGATATTTCCTTCTAAAATGCTTTATATAATCAGCTATCCACGTAGACTTACCTGTTCCTGTTGGTCCGCTTACCATTATATGGTCTGTTTGTTTAGTTGATGCAAAATCAGTTATTGCTGGAAAGAATGATTTATCTCTATCGTTAATTCGTATTTTTAATAATGGTTTTGTTCCTTCTGGTAACTCATCGTCATCAATATAGTAGATTTCACCCTCCTTTTCAGCTCCATTATTCAAAGTTGCGATTAGTAAATCATCTTTTTCTAACCTATCAAAGCTCAAACTCATCTTTTATGTTAATTATTTTTAATAATTAATAGCTATTTATTTATAATTATGTATTAGATATTAATTTATAAAAAGATTTAAAATTTATAAAATTTAATAATAGTTGATATGTAGTTGATAATTTAATAAGTTTATAAATTTACAACAATAAAGGAGCAACTGTTTTGAGACCGCTCCATACATCCCCCCACGAGATACCTCCCTTCATTTTAGGTGCAACAATGGATAGAATCTGCATTACGTGAGCGTGATGTTCTGGTGACTTAAAATTGATACCATGTTTCTCACGTTGGAGTTTAGTTGGAAATAGTATTTTCTTAATCTCTTTAAGAGCTTGTGCCTGAGACATACCTTTCTTAGAATGTTTACGACCACCTTCAATCTGATATTCACTATCACTAACCATTCCACCCAAAGGCATTCCTCCTTTGGATTTACTGTGTTTTTTACCTCCAACACTCATACCTCCAACACTCATACCTCCTAATGGTATACCTCCATGAAGTTGTTTGCGTGCATTCATTCGATGCTGTCTAACCATTCCTCCTGATTTAGAAACTGGTGCATCTTCTTCACGAAACAATCCTTGACTAGGTCCAAAACCTTCAAGCATAGGACGTAGAAATTCTCCTTCTGATCCAATACGTGAATTCTTAATCATAAGACCACCCTTGACTTTGGAATGTTTTTTACCAC